CGTGTGAGCGTGCGTGCGTGCGTGCGTGCGTGCGTGCGTGCGCGTGCGTGCGTGCGTGCGCCTGTGTGTGCGCATGCGTGCGCGTGCGCGCCTGTGTGTGCGCCTGTATGCGCGCGTGTGCGCGTGTGCCTATAATGTAGTTAGATTATATAGTGCTTAGCTTGGTAGCTAAGTTTCCCATGCGTAGATTAACCCTCTCTAATCTACGCAAGCGGTCAGATCATGTCAGGCCCTTGCGCTCAGGATTTTTCCGGGCATGATGCCTGGTCACGTCGGCGGCGCGGCGGCCGGCCGAGTTGGAGTAAAAAAAAAAAGAAAAAAACAAACCCTCCCGGCGGGGATTATTTCCATATTAAAAAAAGACAAAGATTTACTTGACCCCACGGGTATTAAAACAAGTATGTCGGTCCTATGAGCCACCAACCGAATAACGAAATCACCAATGCCGACGCGGATGAAACCTATCTCTGCATCGACATGTTCCCGAACCTCAATGACGTCACCCAGGAATGGGAAGTCGCTGAAACCAACGAGCGAGGCGACCTGATCGAGATGCACTCGTTCAACACCGAGCAGGAAGCGCTGGACTTCATCTCCGGCTATGAGCTGGCCGGCGAACACAACCTGGAGGAATACGACCGCCTGGTGCGGCAGTATAACCGCCTTGCTGCGCAGGTCGGGCTCATCGAGCGCTACCTGAACCACGCCGAGGGAACTGGCTACGACGACCGCGAAAACATCATCGCGACCATCCGTAAGATCATCTCCTAAGCCATGAAAAACCCCAACGACAAGAACTTCACCGTGGACGACATGACCACGGAGGACAAGGAGGCCATGTGGGCCGCCCTGACCAACGCGGCCGAGTCCTTGGTGGCCATCCACGCCATCTTGGAACAGTCCGTCGAGTTCGGCCCGCAGACCTACGAGAAGGCCATGCAGGCGGCCATGTTCGGCTGCAAGCAGACCATGACCGAAATCGGCATGAACGTGGACGACGAGCAGTTCAAGAAGGTCCGCGACTTCATCCGGACGCAGGGCATGAAGAACCTCAAGGCCAAGGCCTCCAAGAACTGACATGGCGACCAATCTGGCGGCCTACCTGCTCATGACCGCAATCGACCTGACCGGGACGAGCACCGGCTTTCCGCGGGAGCATTGGGCCATGACGAAGCTCGTTGAGTCCATCGGGCACGTCGAGTCTGGGATGAACCACGACGCAGTGGGCGACGCGGGCAAGGCGAGGGGAGCTTGGCAGATGCACGCGGCCGCATGGAAGGATGCGCAGGAATGGTATAAGCGCAAAGGGATTACCTTGTGGTCTTATCGGTTTTGGAAGAACCCTTCCCACCAAGCGACGGCGGCCAACGGGTATATCCGCTTGTGCCAAGAGCGTTTAATTAACGCAGGAGTGGCCAATCCCGACCCGCGGCAGATTTACCTCTGTTTCTCGATGGGGTTCGCTGATTTCAAGGCGATCGGGTTCAACCCTGAGAAGGCGCCGGCCTCCAAGCTAAGTTCGGCCAACCGCGTCCTCAACATCTTTCAGAAATGAGCACCAAGTTCATCCGCATCACGCGCTGGCATCCCCGGCGCTTCGAATACCTACCCGGCGACAAGGTTAACAATCCGCAGTGGATTGAGTGCCAGGCCGACACGACGCAGGAGGTCCTCATCAAGCTGGGGGACATTCGCCTAATCGAGAACGTGTCCGTGGCCAACCATACCATTGTGCAGACCGGCGGCCGGCTGTCGTTTGGGTCGGAGGAAGCCAGGTCCGTGGCCAAGATCACGCTGACGGACGGCCAGCAGCTGTTCACCAAGGACACGTTCGAAATCGTGTCCAACAAGGTCGAGAACCGCTACGGCCACATCTACCGATGAACCCCCGCTACCAATGGAAGGTAATCGACCAAGGCTACGGCCAGACCGTTCACCTTTGGGACATGCACAACGACTGCAAGGTGAACTACCTGCCCGGCGACGTGCTGAACTTCCTGAACATTATCCATGAGCAGAACGTGCTCATCGACAAGTTGATGAAGGCCTTGGAAACCGAGCAAAAGGCCGGTCTAGACCTTGCGCGCAAACTTACCAACAACTGATGAAAAACTACCTATGTATCGACCCCGGCGCCAATGGCGGCTGGGTGTTCTCGAACCACTATGAAATCGCCACCTGCGGCGCCATTGACGAACTGGTGGACCAGCACTTCCCGCTGAACACCACGGTGGTTATCGAGAACGTGCCGCCCTTCACCGGGCGCCTGATCCCGTCGAGCGCGGCCTTCAAGCTGGGGAAGTCGTGCGGCTGGCTGGAGGGCTTTTACCAGGGCAAAGGCTACTCCGTCGTCTTGGTCCGTCCGCAGGCTTGGCAAGCCACGATGGGGGTCGGCACGAAGGGCAAGGCCACCACGACCGAATGGAAGAACAAGTTGAAGTCGGAGGCCCAAAGGCGCTTCCCCCTGAATACCATCACGCTGAAAACGGCCGACGCATTTTGCTTGCTGGCCCATGCTCGCCAGCACAACCTCTGAACCGCCACCAACTCCCATGTCCGATACCCAACCTGTTCCCGAGAAGCCAATCATCGTGGACCTAACGAATGTTGACGCCAACGACCGCATCGCTGAATGGATGAAATCCAAGACCGATGACCCGGTTGAGCGCAACAACATCGAAGTGCTCCGCGTCCTCAACAACTTCATCTTCAAGCCATGATCATCAAGACCAACAAGAAAACCATCGTCGGCCGCCTCGTCATCGACGCGAAGGACGAGAGCCGCTATTTCGTGACGGACACCGGCGAGGTGTATTCCGCGCTCAAGCCCTGCGTCATCCAGGGGAAGAACAAATACAACTTCCGCTTGAATGGCCGGCAGCACCGCATGTCGCAGGAAAGCATCCTCCAGCAGATCGGAGAAGCCCGCTAATGGACAACCCCATCGAGCTGCCGGCCGCCATCCCGGCCCCGGCCTTCGTCAAGGACCTGGAGGTGTATGACCGCATCAACGACCCCATGCAGGCGGTCAAGATGCTTGGTGCCTCCATCTTTAAGTCCGGCCTGTTCGGCTGCGACCGCATCGAGCAGGGCGAAGTGCTGGCCATGGAGTGCCTGGCGCAGCGCAAGAGCCCCTTGGAGCTGAACCGCACCTACCACTTCATCGAAGGCAAACTTGCCATCAAGGCCGACGCTTTGCTCGCCAAGTATCTGGTGGCCGGCGGTCAGGTCGAATGGTTGGAGCGCACGTCCGAAAAGGTGAGCGCCCGCTTCTACCGCGGCCAGTCCTCCGCGATCATCACGCACACGATGAAGGAGCACGTTGACAACAAGAACGCCATCTCCGGCAAGACCGGCCAGAAGAAGGAGAACTGGTCCAAGTGGCCGCGGCAGATGCTGACGGCCCGTTGCATCAGCGAGGGTGTGCGTCTCATCGCCCCGGACTGTTGTTTCGGGTCCTACGTGGCCGAGGAACTTGAGGACGCCCGGACGTTGAAGCCGGCCAAGTCCATCCATACGGTCATCCCGGAGGACCTGCACCCCAAGGCCATCAAGTTCCTCATCTCGATGGGGAAGCTGACCGAGGGCCAGACGCTCGACGACCTTGACCCAGCCTTTGCCGACATGATCGTGCGCAAGCCCGATGCCTTCGTCGCCTCTGCCCGCATGCAGGCCTGAACTTATGAGCCAAAACTACACCCAAATCGAAGCGCTCAACTACTCCACTGCGAAGGAGCTGTTGAGGTCGCCCGCCCATTACCAGGAAGCCCTGGCTAACCCCATCGAGCAGACCCACGACATGCTGTTGGGCTCCCTCGCCCACCTGCTGACGTTCCAGCCGGCCGAGGCCATCAAGGCCTTCGTCGTGCTCCCCGCCGACGCGCCGAAGAAGCCTACGGCCATCCAGCGCAACGCCAAGAAGCCGTCGGATGAGACGGTCAAGGCTATCGCCTGGTGGGATGAGTTCATCAGCGATAACGCCGGCAAGGCCTTCATCGACGCCGAGGACTACGACACGATCACGGGCATCGCTGCGGCCGCCCAAGAGGCGCTCAAGACCCTGCCCATCGAAACCATGGTCGTTGAGAACGCCTACACCAAGGAAGTCTCGCCCGGCATGTTCATCAAGGGACGCCCGGACTGCCACGGCACGCTGCTGGACGGCCGCAAGTTCCTGCTGGACCTCAAGAGCGCCCGCATGGCCACCCCCGGTGCCTTTGCCTCTGAGATTGCTGACCGAAAATACCACATGCAGGCCGCCTTTTACCGCGAGCTGCTTGGGCATACGGACGGCGACCCCTACTACCTGCTGCCGGTCGAGAAGGACCGCATCTTCGGGTGGCGCCTCTACCAGCTGGACACGGCCACGCTGGAGCAGGGCAAGAAGCTCATGCACGACGCCATCTTCACGTATTCCATGTGCAAGCGCCAGAACGTCTGGCCAGCCTACTCCAAGGAAGTGGCCACCCTCTCCATCCCCAACTGGGCCTTCGACAAGTAATCTTTAACCTAAACCAACCAAAAAACCAAGCATACGCATATGTCGTTCAAGTTCGACCAAAACGCCGCCAACGAGCGCAAATACATCACCAAGGCCGGTCTTTATGACCTCACCATTCGGTCCTTCAGCCAGGACTACATGGAGCCCCGCGCGGACTACTACCTGCGCTTCACCCTCGTAAACGACCAGGACGAGATCGTGTTTGGCGACCTGTTCAAGAAGTCCGAGAAGAACGGTAGCCATGAGCGCATCAACCAGTTCGTCGCGGCGACCGCCACGGCCGATGAAATCAAGGAATACCTGACCATGGGCGAGTTCGACATGACCGAGGACTTCATGCAGAAGTTTGCCGCCCGCGCCGTGGGCCGCCGCCTCCGGGTGGTCGTCACAGAAAAGAAGTTCATGCGCAAGAACGGGGAGGAAGGCGTCGCCTACTCCGGCAGCTTCTTCCGTCGCCACCCCGACGGTCCCGTTCTGCCGTTCTGAAAACTTGGGGGCGCGAGGATAGATCGGAAGCAGTAATGCTCCGCGGACACATTGGGTGTTTCATTGACCTCCGACCGGCCCCCTCCCTTTTAACCATCATCGAGCCACGATGAGTCGCGAAAAACGCAAATACCAGGAGGATGCCGTATCGGCATGCCTCTTGGCCCTTTCCAAGCAGGTCCACCCCTTGCTCATCGCCCCGACGGGCGCTGGCAAGACCTACATGGCCTGCAAGATCATGAAGGAGTGGCAGGACAAGAACAACCTGCCCTGCTACTTCTTCGCCCACCGCACCGAGCTCATCGAGCAGGCCGAGGCCGCCATGAAGGACGCCGGCGTATATGGCGCCGCTTTGAGCGTTTTCCAAAAGTCATTCAATGATGACTACCCCGAAAAACAGCGTTCTTTGTGCATTTTTGACGAGGCGCATCATGCGGTCGCCGGATCATGGACAAATATTCTGTCTATCTTCAAAGGCCCGCGGGTGGCCATTACCGCCACGCCTGACCGCTTAGACCGCCAGAAACTAGAGACGGCTGGGTTCACCAAGGTGTTCGAAATCAGCATCCGCGAGCTTATCAAGGACGGGTATCTGGTCCGGCCCTTGGCTCAGAAACTGACCGTATCGGTCTGCGATAACATCCTGGAGGCCTACGACGACGCCCTTGAGGCTACGGCCAAGAACGTCATGGACGAGTTCGCCCGCTACAACCGCAAGAGGGCCATGGCTTTTCTGCCGACCGTGGACGCCTCCCGTCGGTTCAGCGCCGCCCTGCGCAAGTTTGGCATGTCGTCCAGCCACCTAGACGGGACCTCCGGCAAGCTTCGGGAAGTATCCGTAAGGGACTTCAAGGCCGGCCTGAGCGACGTCATGTGCAACGTAGGCCTGTTTACCGAAGGGTTCGACTGTCCCGAGGTGGACTGCGTGATCCTGCTGCGCGAGACGAAATCGCGTGCCCTCTGGTCCCAGATGATTGGGCGAGGCCTACGTAAGCACCCCGGCAAGGTGGATTGCCTCATCCTTGACCCCATGTGGGTATCCGGGACCCATACCCTCCAGCCGGCCGACGCATTTACCTCCCATGAGGATGCCGCGTGCAAATCGACGGTCGGCCTGACCGACCCCTTGCAGGACGCCGAGATGGAGGACACGGCGGCCGAGGATAGGCTAATCAAGCGCCTAAAGGCCATCGAGCGCCAAGAGGATGCCAAGGAGGCCAAGGAAAGGGGCCTAATCGACCTCTCAGTGGCCGTTCAGATGTTCGGCTATACCCTACCATCATTTGTGGACGATAAGCCCGCCACGGCCAGCCAGAGGGCCTATCTTGAGCGCTTCCAGGTCTATGCCCATCAGGACATGACCGAAGGGCAGGCTAGCTACCTGATCGCCAAGTTGAACGACCGCCAGCGCCTTGGATTGGCCACGGCCAAACAGGTCCGCAAACTCAAGCAGTTTGGGCACCGTATGGCCACCGGCTACACCTTTGAACAAGCCAGCAAGGCCATCGGGTCCGATTGGCGCATCACCCGCGGGGCTAAGTTCCGCAAAGCATTTAAATCATGAGCACCGAAGAAACGGCCGACCTGCGGCTTAAAATACAGGAACTGGAGAAGCAACTGGCCCACGCCCGCCGTTGTTCCGACGAAAACTGGTCGAAGGCCGAGGGTCTGCGGGAGGCCGGGGACGAGATGTGGTATGCCGCCCGGCACCGCGATCGTAGCCTGATGGCCGATGCCGTCGAGGATTGGCAGGAAACCAGGGGCATCAAGAAAGCCGAATGAACAACTTTAACGGGATTACCGAGGTCCACGTCCACTTCAAGGATGGGACCGTCACCGTGGCCAAGGGGTTCGATTGGGCGGCCGAGCAGCGCATCGAGATGCTTGAGCACGACCTGGAGTGCGCCGAAAGCCAGAACAAGCGCTACGAGAAGCAGATCGCGAAGCTCAAGCGGGACGACGAGTGGGTGACAGCCGGCAAGTATGCCGAGCTTCAGAAGGAATACGAGTTCCAGGAGAGCCGGCTGACGGCCTTGGCCGACGCCATCGTGGACACCCGGCTCGCCATGCAGGCCAAGCTGGACGCGGCCTTGGCCGAACTGGCCTACATGAAAGGCAATCGCCCGTGAGCCGCTTCATCCCTGTCGAGCCCGAGAAGTGGGCCGAGATGGTCAAGGCTATGGGTGTGGTCAAGGAACTCAATGCAGACATTGATCGTCTACGAGACAGACACGGCGAGTTGTGTGCCGAGAACGCCCGCCTCAAGGACGAGGTCGAGCGGCTGACCAAGGCCGGGGATGTCCTCTACAATTCTATGATGGAAATTGGCTGCAACGAGATGGCCGACAACTTTCAGCATGACGCATGGTTTGGCTCGATGAAGGACTGGAACGCCGCCAAGGAGGGAGGCCAGCCGTGAGCGAGCCCATCCGCTTTGTCTTTGCCTCCGACTCCCACGGCGACATGGCCGACCCCGAGGCCCTAGAGGCGCTATGGGAGTTCTGCAAAGACTACAAACCGACCGTCCGCGTAGCTGGTGGGGACCACTTCGACCTGCGATCAGTAAGGCGCGGCGTCGGCCACGGGGATGCGGAAAGCGGGGAGTCGCTTCGCGATGACCTGGACGCCGGCAAGGACTTCTTTCGGCGCTTCAAACCGACGGTCTATCTATGGGGCAACCATGAGCATCGGCTGGACATGATGATTTCATCCTCGTCCGACGCCAATAAGCGCGACTACTGCCAGATTTTAAAGGACGAAATCAATACGGCTGCCAGGGCGGCGGGGTGCAAACTCATCCTGCCCTATCACGCCGACAAAGGCGTCTACCGCATAGGGCCGGTGGCCATGATCCATGGCTACGCCCATGGCGAGAACGCCACCGTAAAACAGGGCCTTCATTACGCCATCCATGGTGGCGCCTTAATCCATGGTCATACCCACAACCTTTCCAGCATCGCCCTTACCCAACACGGCAGCGGCAACGCCTTCAGCGCCGGGTGCCTATGCCAGAAGGAAGCGATGGGCTACGCATCCCACCGCCTAGCCACCGCCCGCTGGGGCTCCGGCTTCGTGGCAGGATGGGTTGATGGCAGGAACTACAAGGCCTGGCTGGTGCATAAGGTGGGCAACCAGTGGGTCTGGAATACGGGCCTACGCTTCTTTACCCCGAAAACCAAATGAGCCAATCAAAGTTCTATGTTTTCCACCAGAACAACTCCGGTGGTTCCTATGAAATCAACGACAATGTATCCTGCGAAGTAATCATTGAGGCAACCAGTGGGGATGATGCCAACCGCAGGGCCGAGAACATTGGCATTTATTTTGATGGTTGTAATGACGGGATTGATTGCGAGTGCTGTGGCGACCGCTGGTATGAGACTGATGATGATGAAGGGACCGATACGCCTAGGATTTATGGGGAGTCTGTGTTGGAATATGAACCTTTCGTCGGGAAGCGTAATAAGGTTTATTGCATCATTCATTACATGGACGGCCGGAAAGTAAGCCTCTCCAAATCTAAAGCCTAAAGCCGTCTGATCTAAAGCCATGCCGAGACAAGGACGACGCCCAAAGCTTACCGATGAAACCCTCCGGGCAATCGTCTCGTCTTTCCAGAACCAAGCCGAAAAGCCTCCGGCTGGTTTTTACACCCGTGAACAATGGTCTAAGCGCTGGAAACTGAAACGGACCTCTACCTGCCGTTACCTTGATAAAGGCGTGGAAACGGGCGTTGTAGAAAAACGCTGGATAAGAACCGATCTAGGTTCATATGTCCGTAAGACCCCCTACTGGGGGCTGGCCAAGAAGAAACGCTGAACTTTACCTACATGAGAAAACCAACCAACAAAACATTCGAAGCCTTGCGCTGGTGGTATTGCGAGCACCGATGCTCGTCCTGCTGCAAAATCCCTTTGGACTCCTTCAACATTCTATCGGTGACGGTTAACCCGGAGGTGTCCATCTTCTCCGTCCAGGTCATCACCCAGTGCCCTAGCTGCAACTACTTGCAAATCCATGCCATCGAAAGCGAGAAGTCTTTGCAAAGGATTGTTGACCAGCACAAGGCTAAGTGGCTAAACGTCTGACCCTGCTCCAGAGCCACCAATGACCGCCCAAGATCGTATCGCCGGCGCAAGAGCCTATCTTGCCAAGTTGCCACCCGCCGTCGCCGGCCAAGGTGGGCACCCTGCCACTTACCGCGTAGCCAGCATCCTCGCCCACGGGTTCGACCTACAATGGACGGACGCCTGGGCCCTGCTGAACGAATACAACGCCCGCTGCGCACCCCCCTGGGGGGAGAAGGATTTGAAGCACAAGCTGAACGACGCCTACGTGAAGCCCCATGAACGGCCGAAGGGCTGGCTGGTCGGCCATGAACGCGTCGTCGGCTCCAACGGCCGCATGATGTTCGACCCCAAGCGCGTGGCCGAAATCGCCTTTGGTGGGGTTCCGCTGACCACGGCCGACCTGCTGCTCGCGGCCTTCAAGGATGATGAGGTCATCTGCATCACCAACGAGGCCGGCCAATCGGACGAGGGTAAATACTTCCCGGCCTCCAAGGGCATCTTTATCACCCGCGCCGAATGGATCACCAAGTTCTTCGGGCCCGGCGCCCCTGGTAAGGCCAAGTATGCCGGCACCGAGCAGGGGGCTTGGGTCCGCATCAATCCGTTCACCAAGGACGACTTCACCGGGACGGACGCGGCCGTGTCGGCCTACCGGCACGTGCTGGTCGAGTTTGACGAGAAGAACAAGGACGAGCAGGTGTCCATTTTCCATCAGTCGAACCTGCCCATCACGGCGCTCATCGACTCGGGCGGCAAGTCCGTCCATGCCTGGGTCAAGGTGGACGCGGACGACAAGGCCCAGTGGGAGGAACGCCGCAACGCCATCTACGAGTTTCTTTCCGACCACGACCCGGACCCGCAGAACAAGAACCCCTCCCGCTGGTCCCGCCTAGGGGGGGTCAATCGCGGGGACAAAGAGCAGAAGGTCCTTGCGCTTAACGTCGGGGCTTCCGACTGGGACGAATGGGTGGCGTGGAAGGATGGCCAAGACCTGCCTGACGAGCTGCGGACGGACTTCCTCGAAACCTACGATACCCAGAACGACCCGAACCATGTCATTGGGCATGGGCGCTGGTTGTGCCGCGGTGGCTCCCTGCTCATCACCGGGCAGTCAGGCATCGGCAAGTCGTCCTTCACGATGCAGACGGCCGTATCGTGGGCCACGGGCCGCGAGTTGTTCGGCATCCCGGTCAAGCGACCCCTCAAGACGGCCGTGATCCAAGCGGAGTGTGACGTTGGCGACCTTGCGGAGTCCTTCCAGGGCGTGACGTCATCCATGGCCCTGACGCCCAACGAGAAGATGCTCCTGCGCGAGAACCTGCGGTTCTACACGGAGACTACCAAGACGGGCAAGGACTTCGCGGACCTGTGCCGCAAGATCGTGGTCAGGCAGAAGCTGGACGTCCTGTTCTGCGATCCCCTGCTATCCTACGTCGGCGGGGACCTGTCCAAGCAGGAGGTTGCCTCCCACTTCCTCCGCAACTGCATCCAGCCCATCCTCAAGGACACCGGGTGCATCATCGTCTTTACCCACCATGAGGGTAAGCCGAAGCCCAAGGAGGTCACGGACGGCCAGACCATCAGCGACATGGCATACAGCGGCCTAGGAAGTTCGGAACTCGT